ATGGATTCCCACAGAAAAAAGGCAAGAGAATACCACAATTACACAATCAGGAAACCTATAAGAAGATTTCAATTGCAAAAACAGGTGTTGAAGTTCCTAAGCTACAAGGGGCTAATCACCCTCAATGGAAAGGGGGCTACAATCTTATCACTTACGACTTATAGCCCCACTATAACAGTTACAGAAAATATAACAGTTACGCCAGACCTAGCTAGCATTATATTAACAACTTATTCAATAGGTGTAAGCAATGGAGCATTTAGTCAGCTTAAAGTCAAAGTTGGTGGAACTTTTCAGCCTTACTCTGTTAAAAACAAACAAGGGACGTTTGAACCGAAACTAGTCAAAGTAAAGCAATCAGGAATATTCGTAGAAGTATGAATGAGGTAAGATGTAAAAACTGCCATAAGCTACTCCTGCTTGTTGAATATGGCGAGTTTTCTATTAAATGCCCAAGATGTAAACATATATTTGAGTATAAAATATTTAAAATATCGACAACTATTTTACAGTCTGATATAATGTAAAAAGAGTCCACCGAGGCCACAATCAGATTATCTGATTTGTATTGCTACTTAGTAGCCGTACACTCGGTGGCTTTTTTATTACAAAAAATAAGGATAACTTATGCACGTAAAATCGCAAGGACTAATTGAAAAAACTACCAAGCTTGCAGAAGGCGAGGTTGAGTTTGTTGTTTCAACTAATGCACTAGATGCACACGGTGAAAGAATTAATGTTGAGGGGATCGATCTAAAAGACTTTAAAGCTAACCCTGTCGTTTTGTGGGGTCATGATGGCTTTAACTTACCAATAGCTAAAGCAACTAAGATCTGGAAAGAAAATGGCAGGCTAATGGCTAGAGCCAAGTTTTATTTGAAAGATGACTTTCCTAGAAAAGTTTACGGCTATATTGTAGACGGCTTTTTAAACGCTGTATCCATTGGCGGTATGGTTGAGAAATGGGGCGATGACGGCTATACAATCGAAAGACTGAAAATGAAAGAGTTTAGTGTTGTTTCAGTACCAGCTAATCAAGAAGCCTTAGTAGCAAATAAGAGCATGGACGATTCACAGAAAACAGAACTTAAATCTTTGGCTAATTTATACGCTAGAAAAGTTTTAAGCGGGACTAATGATGAAGTTTTAACTAATATAAAGGTTTTAGAAACACTGGTTGCCACATTAAAGGAAGTAGCTTTGAGCGAACCCACCGATGAATCGGTAGACAGTAAAAATATAAGACGGGTGGTTCTGCGTTCAGCGCAGGCGGTCGATAACCAAGCCGAGAAAGTCATCAAGACTATAAAATTGAAAGGATAATATGAACAAAACAGATGATATTGAAGTAGGTGAAGAAGTTATTGATGTAATAGCTGCTAAAGTTACCGCTTCACTTCAAACAAAAGAAACTAAGACTGAGGAAGTTAAAGTTGCAACTGCTGACGAAATCGCAGAAGCAATTATAGCTAAAACTGAGTCTACAAAAAAAGCTAACATCCATGAAGAAAGCAATAAAAAAGAGGCTAAAAAGTCTCGTTTCGATTCAATGGATAAAGAAACTCGATATGCAAAGGCTGTAAAAGCTTTCTTGAGCCGTGATGCTCAGGCAATGGCTGAATATCAGGACTATGCAATGCGATCATGGCAAGAAACAACTAAAGCTAACTACCAGAATGTCGGCACTGCCGCTGACGGTGGCGCTCTAGTTCCAGATCCAGAGTTTATGGCAGAAGTTGAAAGACTAACCGATGAATACGGTGTAGCTTCAAGACTTGCCGATGTTAGACGGACTGATAGAGATTCAGTAACGATGTTAAGTGGTACAAATGAAATTAGCTTTACAGCTACTAACGAAGCCACTGCTCAAAATGCTCAAAAACTTACATACACAAGCGAAACCGTAGCTCTAAAGAAATATATAGCTACACTTGTGCTTACTAGCGAGTTTATCGAGGACAGCGCTATTGATGCGTTTATCGATGCAACTAATGAAGTTGCACGTGCTAGAGCTAAGTTATTTGATCAATTAGTGTTTACAGATTCAACTTACGGTCTTCTATACCAGCCTGACGCTGGTGAAGGTTGGAAGACATATTCAGTTGGTACAGCTATCACTGACTTTAACTGGGATGACGTATTAAGCGTTCAATACCTAGTTGTCGGAAGCGCTAGAAGAAACGGAAGATTCTTCTTCCACCCTACTGTTTGGAACATACTAAGAAAAGCACGTTCTGACGGTGGTGGTGGTGCTGGAACAGGCCCTTACTTCTACGGCATGCCTTCTGAGGGAGTGCCAACACCTACAATCGACGGTATCCCTGTTGAATTAGTAGACGTGTTGCCTTCTGTTGGCGACATCACTGCAAACGAGCCATTCGGCGTGTTCGGTGATCTAAGTAGAGTTAAGTTGCATGTTAAAAGGCTTCTTGAGACTAAGGTGTTTGACTCTGGTGTTGTTAAAGACGCTGGCGGTTCTGACATCAACCTTATCACTCAGGACGCTTACGCTATGCGAGCTACTTTGAGGGTTGTACCTCAGACTAGATTCCCAGCGGCTTTTGTTGTAATTGGAACAGGAACTGTATCCTAAGTCAAATTAATGATAAGTAAAAACAAAGGATAACATGGCAAATTTAAGCAATCTAAAAGTTGCGGCTGGCAGTCTCATCACCTTCGGTGGTGTAGACTTAGGACATACCGTTGACGGAGCTGAAATCGAGATCGAAAGAGAATTTACAGAAGTAAAAGTCGATCTATACGGTAACACTCCTGTTGACTATGTTCTAACAGGCCAGAAGGCCACTGTTAAGTTAAAACTTGCTGAGATTACACCAAATATATTGAGTTATGTTCTGCCCGAAGCTGATTATGACGCTGGATCGGCAGACGACCAATTACACTTTGGTAGTAAAGCAGGATTTAGCTTGCGGTCAAAAGCGTATCAATTAGTTATTACACCTCAGGGTGGAAATACTGATGGTAACTTGACTATCACACTATTTAAAGCTGTCTCAACGGACAACATAAACTTTGCTTACAAGATTGATGAAATGTCAGTCTATGAAGTAACCTTTACTGCTCTAGTAGATGAGTCAAGGAACGCCACTGACGGCAGGCTTCTTGGTAGAGTTGGCCCTAGCGCTATCTCTTAAGCCGTAACTAAGGGGGGTGAAATTCCCCCCATTAAGGACTTATATGCTAACAAACTATTTTAATCGAGCTTTATTAAAACTAAGGGGACAAGATGCTGGTAACACAGAGCGACCTAGAAGCAAAACTAGGAAGAAGCCTAACAAGTCAAGAAGCAAGCGCATTTACATCAATAAATAGCGCAGTTCAGTCTTATATTGAAGACATGATTGGTAGTTCAGTAGAACTACAGTCTGAGGCGACTAGATACTATGATGGCGGAGTTCAGCACTTGCCGATTGATCCCTGTTATGAGATTACAGCAGTCAAGCTATACGATGACGACCAGTCGGTTGTTGATACTTATGACACAACTGACTACACAAAAGACCCGATTAATCAGACTCTTAAGACTATGATTAGATACAGGGCTGGTAAGTTTGCCACAGGTATTAGTAACATTGGTATAACTGCCAAGTTTTCAATATATGGCGATTCTAACGCTCTAGCGATGGTTAAGCAGGCTATTTTAGATTTAGTGGGTATTATACTGTCTAACCCCACAGACAAGGTTAGAGAGGCCATAGAGGGCTATAGCGTGGACAAAATTAATCTAACTACTTTAGTGAATAGTTATAAAGATATGCCGTCTTTATCGGCTATAAGGTCTAAGTTTGTAAGAATAATATGAAGCCTCCAATGCTACAAACAGTTTATTTAGTTAGCACAACTAGAGACGCTTACGGTGATTATACTCCTGGGGCTGAGACAGCCCTTAGTTGTCACTTTAGAGAGATCACACAAGTAGCTTTAACAGGCAATCAGGAACAGATATTGTCTGATGCGATGGCATGGTTTGAACCTGATAGTGGAGTAGAGAGGAACAACATATTAAAGATAGACGGTGAGCATTATAAAGTGGAAAAGGTGACAAAGGCTAGAAGATTACATGAAACTGCCGTGCAGTTTATTAAAGTTGATTTAATAAAATATGGGGTTATTTCATGATAACTATAACCGATCATTCACCTGAATTTAAACAGAAAGTCTTTTTCAAGATAAGGGGTGCATTAAATGAAACCGCTAGAGATATTTTAATTGACGCTACTAATAAAGCGCCTTTTGTTAAGGGTGGTCTAAGGTCTGATAAACAGGTTAAATCCCCAGAGCCTTTAGTTAGACACATCATTTTTGGTAGTGTTTACGCAGGCTATCAAGAGCGAGGTGAGAGAAAAGACGGTAGCCGTAAGGTTAAAAAGTACACAACCCCTGGCACTGGCAAGCACTTCTTAAGAAATGCGGCTAAAAAACACAAGCCAAACTTTATTAAGAACATTAAGAAACATCTGAGGGGATTCTAATGGACATTGCCTATCAGATAGGTCTATATCTACAAAATGCTGGTTTCGGTACTTTAGGTACAAGTATTTTTATTGGCGACATACCTCAAGAAACTGAAGGCTTTTGTGTAGTTAGAAGCGGAGGCGACGCTGAGTTTTATCTACCCATAGAAACAAGCTTGTTGGATATTTACTGTTACGATCATTCAAGCGCTAGTGCGGTTCAGTCCTTAGAAGAAGTTAAGCGATTTGTCCACAGAATGTATGACACAAACACCGCCAGCGCAAAGATATATTCAATTTTATTAGTTCAAGACATTACAGATATTTCAAGAGATGCCGAGGCCAAGAAAATATATAAAATCTCGGTTCAAGTTAAACATAGGGCAACAACATTAATAAGTTAAAAGGAGTCACAAATGCCATCAATAGATGACCTACAGCCACCAACAACAAAAATTAAAATAAAGGACAGAGAGTTTGATGTAATGCCGATCAAACTTGGTCATGCCCTGCTTATCACTAAGCTAGGCGGTTTATTTAACCGTATCGAAGATTTATCATTAGAAGAAATCGACCAAGTCGAAAAAGGAGTTGACAAGCTAATCGGTGAGCTAATCCCTGAACTCAAAGGCTTGCCACTTGGTATTAATGAAACAATGGATGTATTACAAGAGTTGATGAATAGTGCTGTACCAACTGAGAATAAAGAGATCGAAGAACATAAAATTAAAATGGCAGACGAAAGCCCAAAAGACCAGAGGACTGGTTAATGAACATCCCTGCGTTTATCCAGTTCTATTCTTATAATCTTGAAGCTGTATTAAGCATGCACGCTAGAACCTTTTTTAGCATGTGCAACGCTATGATTCGGCTTAAAGCAAAACAAAACGCAGAGCTTGCAACTATATCTTTACTACCTAACGCAGACAAAGCCACTCAAGAGAGGATTATTAGTGGCTGGATAAATCAAAGCGAGGGCGCTGATAAGATCATCGAGCAAGCCAAACTACTGAAAAGGATTAGAAGATGAGTGAAGAAATAGGTTCAATTCATTATAAGCTTGATTTAAATAAGTCCGCCTTTGATAAAAAACTGTCAAGGGTTGGTAGTAGTGTTAAATCGGCTGGCAAGACTTTAGCCGTTGGCTTAGGCGCTATCGGTGTAGCCGCCACAGCTTTCGGGGTTGCTTCTGTAAAAGCTTTCTCAGAGGCTCAGGAGGTGATGTCTCAAACTAACGCAGTGCTAAAGTCTACTAAAGGGGTCGCAGGCGTAACCGCTAGACAGGTGTCTGCGCTAGCCTCAAAATTGCAAGCAGTTACAAAATATGGTGATGAGACGATCCAGACAGGCGAGAATCTGCTTTTGACATTTACCAATATAGGCAAGGATATATTCCCACAGGCCACAGAAACAATGCTCGATATGTCTCAGGCATTAGGGCAAGATGTTAAGAGTTCTGCTATCCAACTTGGTAAGGCGTTGCAAGACCCTATTCTCGGCGTTACCGCTCTAAGACGAGTTGGTGTCAACTTTAATAAAGAACAAGTTAATGTTATAAAAAACCTTGTTGAAACTGGTAAATCAGCAGAAGCTCAAAGACTTATATTAAAAGAACTTAGAACTGAGTTTGGAGGCAGTGCTAGGGCGGCAGGCAAGACACTTGCAGGTCAACTACAAATTCTCAAAAATACCTTTAGCGACTTTATGGAGGTTATAGGCGCTGGACTAGCTCAAAGAATTAGCCCAGTAATCGAGCGTTTTCAAGAATGGCTTGAGAAAATTGGCGGTGTTGAAGGCGCTGTTGATATGTTACAGAAAAAATGGCAAGAGATACTACCGCACTTACTAGAAGCTAAAAATAAACTTGTCGAATTAGGCTCTGCCGTATGGGACTATTTACAGCCAAAAGTTCAAGCTTTGTACAATACTATATCCAGAGATTTAATACCAGCCTTTAAAATATTCTGGGAACAAACTCTTAAACCTTTACTACCCATCTTAGGTACTACCTTAGTGTTTGTGCTAGGTTTAGTTATAAGCGCTATAAATGTTCTAGCTAAAGCAGTCGCATGGGTTGCAAGAAACTTTAATAACCTATTCCCTATTCTAGCAACCTTTGGATCGATGATGCTTGGCTGGCAAGTTTTGGGTGCGATTGATAAGGTCAAAGTAGCTATTATAATGCAAGGTGGCTTAAAAGCTGCTTTAGTGAATTTAGCAGGCTATATTAAAAGTGCTGCCTTCTTGTCGCCTTGGGGGATATTCTTAGCCGTTGCAATCGGAGTGCTGGTTAAAGTCGCAATGGAGGCAAAACGTACATTGCAGATTCTTGACGAAACTCAAGCAAGAGTTGATGCGGCTCAGTCGTCAATAGACGCAGGGCTTAGAACTGCGGCTCAACAATATAGAGACGGCAAAATAACAAAAGAACAGTATAACAGATTGTTGTTAAGCGCAAACGCTAGAGCCAAGGGAGGCCCTGTTAGTGCTAACGTGCCTTATCTAGTGGGCGAGAAAGGTCCTGAATTATTTGTACCAAGTGGCAATGGCCAGATAATACCTAACAACCAAGTTAACTCCTCAATGAGTATTTACGGCAATGTCAACATCGGCAATAAACAGACAGCAGATTATTTCTTTAAAAAAGCTAATCGACAGAGTGATTTATTAGGTATGGGCTTATCGCCGATTGGAGGTATGTAATGCCGATTTCATACACTGAACCCATCTATTTCGGTGGGATTGATATAT